ATAGAATAAGAATCCATCGTCAACCCGGTTCTGTTGGTTTTTGAGCCGCGGCCTATGCCAAAAGTAAATTTAGCGAAGGCTGTCGCGTTGACCGCAAGGGAAAATCCGCACACGGAACTGTAATTAAATTGACCGTTAGGCCCTATCAGGGGAATAACCGCTGACCCGTACGCATTGGACCCGGCAGAAGCCGCGCCCACCGAAAAACGCTGCGTCAACCCGGCAAGAGTACCGTTGGAAGATTTAGAAATGGAACCCGCGACTGTGATCGAACTGGAATTAAGGTATATAGGCTGAACCAACGCTGATACAGCTCCTGCCAATCCTGACGTATAAAAGCGATTAACCGCCGCCGTGTCCGTTACCGCCCCCACGGCCAGCGGGATGTTGACGCCGCCGTTGGCATTGACGGTGCCGTTCGCAGTCAGACCGCCAGCGAGCGTCATGTTACCAGCAGTATCTACCTGCGGGATGGCGGCAAGGGCCTGCTGGGCTTCTGTGGCGGAGTTGGCCGCGCTGGTGGCGGATGTTGCGGCGTTATCGGCAGCCGTGGATGCCGTGGCGGCGTTCTGGCCAGCCGTCCGCGCCGCAGCCTCGGCAGTCGCGGAAGATTGCCGCACATCCCTCCCCAGGCTATCCAGTTGCCGCGCGGTAGCCAGTTCCATCCCTCCCAGGGTGATGCCGTCGTCATAGTCCACCACCACGGTCATCAGCGGGGCCATCGTGCCGTTCACGGTGGGAGGGTTTACCACTTCTGTGATCAAACCGCGTCCGGGGACGGACGGAGTAAGCACGGCGTGCATACCCAAGGCATAGGGCGTCATCTCGGTCCCTTCGCATACCTGGATAATGATCTTGTCCCCGCGTTGCAACGTAACGCCCGGCGTAAATACCCACGTGGCCGTCTGGCCGCTGGACAGGTTGGACACATAGGCGGAGGTGCCGATCAGGCTGTAAGCGCCGTCCGTCAGCCGCCAGACACGCAGGCAATATTGATTCAGGGCCGGGTCGGTGAAAAAATACACGGTTGAAATGCTTTTCAGACGGCAGCTGTCGGGCAGATGCCCGGCCAGAATCTCGTCTCCCCAGGTCATCGCGTAGCCTCCGACGATGGTCCAGGTGTCGGCGGCGTCCCCGCTGGACAAGGTGGATTGCCCGGTTGCCGCAGCCAATTCCACTCCCGCATCCTTGAGCGCACCCGGCAATTTATTTGCTACAGCCTCATTGACCAATTCCCCGCTTTCCACCTGTTCACCCAGAGTTTCCACAAGCCGCTTTGCTTCATCCCGAGCCGCTTCGGCCTGTCGTACAAGTTCCTCGACCACAATGGACGGGTTTTCCACAATGGTTACGGAGCCGTCTTCCGTTTCGGGGATGGAGACATCAAGTGCACCAGCTACGGCCGCGGCATCTTCCGTTCCATCTGGAGGCGTAACGCGAGACACTACATGCACGGCTCCCTTCAACAAGGGGTATTCTTTTCCCGATGCGTCGGTCAGAAAAATATCATAAGCGCCGCATCCGGCGGCCAGCCTCGGCCATGTCACCAATGCCGTACTTGCCCCCGTAACGGCACAGTCCAGCATGATCACTCCATCCTGTACCACCGCGCCGCGGAGCGTCATGCCGCTGATGTCCATATCCTCACCGGATGGAGAAATAAAATGCAGCGCAAGAGACTGCGGCAGGGATTCCGTGGCGTGTACGTTGTAGTTGGCGGCTTGCCTCATGCACGCATTATCGCCCCAACGCGAGGGAGGGTACAACAATGTCAAAATGGGCTACGAACAGTCCTAAATGGGATAAAATTTCCCCGTATGTTTGACGGCGTGCTGACTCTTGCCCACAATGGGCCTGTTGCCCTCTCCTGTCCAAACTCCGGAAACTCCACGAAAGGAAGCCCATATAGCCCCCAGCAAGGCGTCCGCGCGATCAGGAGAAGACAGGTTGCGAGCCTTCATTTTCTCCTTCTTCTCGTTCCTGAGCCTGGAATCGTCCGCATATTCCTTCTTCCGGGTAGTCAACTGCACGAAAAGCGTCTTGTCCGACCGCCTGGACCTGATATGCACTCGCCCGGTCATGAGTTCCAGTCCGGCGTCATTCCAGCATTCCGCCGAGAGATTGATGTAGCGGTCGCGGTCTTCCGGAGGGTTGTTCCCAAAGAACTCATTCGGATACCAACCTGATTCATTAAAATCGCTGATGACAGCCAGGCCCATGCCCGGAGCGTCCACCCACAAATCACAATCCGCAATGCCCAGCCCCTTGAGGGTGGCAATGCACTTGCGGACACTCTGCACCGTGTCCCGCTGTCGTTCCGCGTATTCAATCCAAGCTTCGTTTCCGTCGCAGATGGCAAGGACTGTTTCATCCCCGCCCGCGGCAATGTCCAGGAAGGCCACGGGGCGCCCCCTGCGCGGCTCGTAGGGCTGCCGCTGACCCCATTCCAGTTTTCCAGGGTCAATGATGTACAAATCTCCTTCCAGCGTGAATTCCGCCAGCACGACGGAACGGTAATAGGAATCATCCTCATTACCCCCCACACGGGCCAGAATGCGGTCAATGCGCTCCTGGGAGATATGGGGGCAATCAAAGGCCGTTACCACCATCGGACAGAAGAGTTCTTTTTCCTCGTGGAAACAGCGATAAAATTGCCCTTCCGGCTTGCCTGGGGATGAAAGGTAGATGCAGAATTGAAGCGTACATCGTTCAATGGCGTCAAAGATTTCATCAGGAACCGTCTTTGCCTCGTCCACCACGAAAAACACGGGGGAAGAAGGATCATCCCCGGTAAACTCGTCAACGTCAAACAGACGGGCTTTCTTCTCGCTGCGGGGGTCTTCCTCCTCCTGTTCCTTCCGCTCATCCTTGAATTCGTCCGTCACACGCCCGTGCCAGCCTTCCGCCTTCCCGGCGTGGTTGGTGGAAAAGCCTTCGATGAATCCCCCTTCCGGCGTTTCCACGCGGCAATTCTTGAGCCATTTCCAGCCCGCAAGGGATGGGTTGTTCCGGTGCCGTTCCAGGGCAGGCCAGAGCTGGTTTTTTACCTGGCGCCATGAGCCGGACGTAATAGGCATGCGCCCACGGGGGAAACGCCACAGGAACCACAGAGCAAGGATGCCGATCACTTTATCCGTTTTGCCGGATCCGTTGGCTGCACGCAGGGCAACGCGCTTGCCGCGGGCGGCACGTTCAAGAGCCTTCATCTGCCATTTGTACAGCCCCGTTTCCCCCAGCACCACGGCGGCAAAGATGACGGGGGAATCTTCCGGCCTGACAGGAGGCCCTAGCTTTCTTCCTCTTCGGACCATATTTCTCTCAAGGCTGCCACTAACGGAACGATTGCTTCTGCTGGAAGTTTATGGGTCACCTCTACGTTTTTTTCTCCACCTTCCAGAGCCAGCGCCGCACGGTCTCCGTACTTCTTCGGCATCAGCTTGGCAAGCATCCATTTGAGCGTGTCTATTTCCAACTTGACCGCCTGCAGCATGGTTCCCCCTATTTCGGCACGTGGGGCCACTTCATGCCCTTTCTCCACAAGGTCAAGCAACTTGTCTTCTAGGGCGGCAAGCCGTTCCTCGCACGCGCGCGCGTATTGGTTTGCAAAATCCGCGTTCTCTCTGGCCCAATTCATCACCGTGGGATGGGGAATGCCTTCCTTTTCGGCAGCCTTCCTCAGACTATCCCCGCAACGTATATGACCGCAAATGCGTTCAGAGAGGGCAGCGCTATACCTGGAAACATTTCCCTTCTTCCCGGTCCTCTCTTTCTTCATTTCGCATACTCCTTGTTGATTTTTTCCCACCCTGCCGGGGGTATATCGTCCTGGCGGGGAACGTACGCCTTTCCGGAGAGTTTCACATATCCTTCAATCCAGCGCAGCCCTTCCGCGTCAATACAGCGTTCAAAGCTGGGGCAGTCCGCGTTATCGTAGAGGATACTATCAGGTTTACGCTCATAAGCGCTACATTCCATACTACCCGGGTTGAGCTTCTTCTTGGAGCACAAAAGGCATTTCATCAGGAGAGGGTGGGATGTTTTGCATCCTTTGAAATCAGACTCCCAAATTCTCTTGTGCGCTGGTGATGTTTCTTCTTTCATATCATTATTGTATCAATTCACAGTCAATGATCAATTTCCCGTTCTGATTATGGAATTGGAGAAATTTGAGGGTTCCTCCCTTCTGGATGATGATTTCATCTTCACTGCTAAAATAGGTTTGCGGGCTAAGGCCGTCCCAGTCCTTACCGGCCCCTGCCCCGAATCTGGAAAAGGGCTCTGCATAAATGGCACGGGTTTTCTTCTTCAGGAGAATTCTGAACAACACGGGACGGTTCATGAATCCTTTCCCCTCCGCTACGGCAGCAGACATGAAACCTTCGTCTTTGAGAGGGTTTCCCACTACGGAGAGATTGAGCATATCAACCAGCTCGTCTGTTATTTCTTCTCCTTTCCAGTTCAAAGCGTCTTTCAATTCCTTGTAAACCCCACAGCCACGGAAAACAACCATGTCTTGAGGCACTTTGCATCTGTCAATGACTTTGGCGATCTGTTTCGCCTTGGCGTTGGACTTCCCCTTCCTCAAATCGTTGTTGATGCGGGCATATCCATTTCCGGTGTAGGAAAACAAAGCGTTCTTTTCCAGTCTGGATGCCTTTGCCCACACTTCCCCGGTAACGCTTCGCAAAAGGTCATCAGCTTCCTTATCCGTCAACGGGGCAGGCATCTTCACCTTGGGGACATCTCCCAGGCTGACCGTGTGCGTGACGGCTGAGACTGGCGCAGGAATGGGAGCAGAGGGAACCTTGATGACTTTCTCCGCCGTTTCCCTGGCCTTTTTCGCCACTTCCTGTGAGGGAAAGACAACCTCATCAGATTTGTCCTGTTTGACTCCCCAGCGGTCTTCATAGACCTTTTTCAATTTGGCCTTCAGTTCCTCCGGCAACTTCGCCGTACTGGCCTTCTTGCCGTACCCGTACCGTTCAATCAGGTCAATCCCGAAGCGCTCCGCACCCCTTGGACGCTTCAACGGCTCCCCGGGTTTGAGTAGTCCCAGCCGTTCGCATTCTTCCCGGGAAACAGGCTCCTGATCCATGTAGGAGTTGAAGCCGAACGGCGGCCAGGGGACCTCAAAGCCCCCGAGGCTGGCGGCGTTCATTTCGTCTGCCCAAAAAGTAAAGTCGGTTTTAAGCCGGACAGCATCTTCGTTGACGACATGAACAAGCCGCTTTGTCTTGGCTCCCGGAAAGCGGATGAACCGGAAAGCAGGCCATGCTTTGAGATTGGCTGGTTTCATGGATGCCTCCCATTGAGCAGCCCCAATGCTTTGCCGGACGTTGGTCTTGAAAATGAGCTTCAGACGGGCCAGAGCACCGATGTTTTTAATATCGTTGTGATACTTCGGGCCTTCGGCGTCCGGTGGAACAAGCCCCTCGGTTTGGAGCCATTGAAGTGCCTGGTTGGAAAAGTCCGCGGCGCTTCCTACCTTGATAACCGTTTCCCCATTGGGTAAAGTCTCCTTTTCTCCTGTCAGATAATTCTTAATCAACCTGTGCAGCCGTTCCAGCAATCTGATATTCTCCACCTTGGAAGAGAAAAACTTGTTTTCCTTCATGGCAGCGTTCAGAGCAGCCCATTCCTTTGAATCCATGCCGGAGGGTGTGGGATGTTTTGCCAGGAATTTTTCCAGGGGTGTTACCATAGAGGCAATTCTGGATGTTCAAAGGGGGGAGGTTCAATCTTGCCAAATTGGGCTACATGATGTTCCAGAATGCGGACGGCGGGAAGACGGTAGAGTCCGGCGGATTCCAGAGCATTGATAATGCTGTTGGCGCGTTCTTCGGCTTCCTGTCTGTCGTTAGTACCAAGTCCCAGCTCGACAAGTTTGCCTTTCTTTCTGGGATCCACCAGAAGCGTTAAGCGCAGTTTGTAGGATCCGGGCTTTCCTCGCCGCGTCGGCTTGTTTTTTCGCAGGGATGGTTTGGGGGGTCTCATTTGTTGGTGACGGGATAATTCTGTTCTTCCTCGTATTTTGTGAGTTCCGCGGTCCAGCGGAATTGAATACGCCCCAGCCGGCCGAAGCGGTTTTTGCCGATGATCCACTGCGCTTCCGTGGGGTCGTGCTTGTCGGGCTTGTACATGTAGGGGCGGTGGATCATGATGATCTGGTCGGCGTCCTGCTCAATGGAGCCGGAGTCGCGCAGGTCGGAAACGACCGGTTTGCCCTGGGCGTTCCCGGCTCTTTTTTCCACGTCGCGGTTGAGCTGGGCCAGCACCAGGACAGGAATATTGAGTTCCTTGGCCAGGGATTTGAGGCCGGCGGAGATTTCCGAGACTTCTCGTTCACGGCTTCCCCGGGCCTGCTGGGTCGTGGAGCGCACCAGCTGCAGGTAGTCCACGCCGATGCATTTGACGCCGTGTTCCCGGACCATCCGGCGGCCCCGGGCTCTGATGCTGTCGATGGTAAGGGAGCTTTCGTCGTCGATGTGCAGCGGGGCGGCCGTGATTTTTCTGACGGCGGCCGTGAAATGCTGCTGCTGTCCGACCGTCATCGGCCTGCCGCGGCGGATGTCGTCGGAGTTGATGCCGGCCATGCCGTAGAGGATGCGTTCCAGGAGCTGGGATTTCGGCATTTCCAGGCTGAACATGCCCACGGGGGTTCCCCCGAGGCAGATGTTGGTGAGGATGTTGACCAGGGCGGCGGTTTTCCCGACTCCTGGCCGGGCGGCAAGCACGATCATGGCGCCGGGCTGCAGGCCGTCCAGGGTCAGGTCCAGGCGGCGGTATCCGGAGGAGATTCCTTTGATGGCTCCGGGGTTGTTCATGCGCCATTGCAGGTTTTCAATGATGGTTCCCACGGCTCCGCGGATGGTTTCGGTCTGGCGGACGCCGCACCGGTCCCGCAGGGCGGACATGCCGCGCTCGGCTTCATCAAGGGCTTCTTCCGCGCTTTTGAGCTGATCGCCGGCAGCTTCCGCCATCCGGGAGGCAAACGCGAGCAACGCATGCTTTTTGGCGGCTTCCGTGACCATTTCCAGGGCGGCGGCGGTTTTGTACCGGGCAAGGGCTCCGTAGGTGGCCGTTTCCACGACTCCGGCGTGTCCTCCCACGGCGTCAAGCTGGCCCTGGGCTTCAAGGCGGGCGATGACGGTGAGGGCGTCCACGGTTCCTCCCGTGCCGGCGACGGTTTCCAGGGCGGTCCAGATTTGCTGGTGCGCCGGGAGGCTGAATGTCTGGCGGCTGATGCCCTTGTCCCGGAGGTCAGCAAAGGCCTGGGAGCCGTCCATTGCCTGAGAGAGCACCAGTTTTTCAGCGTCAATGAGTGTTTGAGAGTCGATCATATTTTTTGAAATTGTTGATTGTTAAAGTTCTTCAAGGTTGCTGTAAGGGTCTTTGTCTGTTCCCGGCTGTACCGGATGATTGACGGCGTAGGAGGTGGCGAAGCTGATGGCGTCGGATTGCCATTTGGTCACGGGGATGCCGTTGCGGGTCCAGTTGACGGCATCCCGGCTTCCCCAGTAGGCTGTGGCGCAGTCCGGTATCTGGTCGGGGGTTAAACGCACACGCCCCGCAAAGGCCGCGGCCCGAAGATGGTCTTCGACTTCTTCCACGGTGCACGGAGAGGGGGTAAGGGGGTGAATTCCTTCCTTCCCTTTCTTTTCTTTTCCTTTCTTTTCGCTTTCCAACGAAGCTTCATTCGCTATCCAAGGTTGGTTTCCTACGTCGGAACCAACGTTGGTTTCCGGTATAGGTTCCGGCGTTGGTTTCCGGCCTCCCTTACGTCCGTTGGCGCGCGCGATTTCCCTTTTGCGCTCAATTTCTCGCTGGGCATCTTCCGGGTAGAAGGTGACAATTAAATCATCTCCATCCCAATGGAAAAGGCCGCAGGAATCGGCCACCTCGGAAGCCATGACCCCGCAAGACTGCATCCAGCGGCGGTCTCCCCAAGACCGTGCCCCGGCAATACGCCCCATGTTCTCCTGGTCGCAAGACCAGGCGATCAAAGAAAGCCACGTGGCTCGCTGGGTAGGATCGGCGCCTATGTACTCATTGGAGCGGATAACGTAGAGTGGTATATTGATGTATTCCATTATTCTATATCCCTTCCGTCTCTTTTGCTTCTACTCCAAATGCAGGCGAGATCTGTATTTTTCTACCATATACAGTATTGATTTTTAGCGGCTTCTGGATGTAAAGACATGCAGTCAAAAGACTCCTTTCAGCGGCGTAATTTACTTCGAGGAAGTGTCCACTGTACCGAACTATCCGAACCCGTCCGCCAGGGAGGACATTCAACAAGCCCCATCGTTCCGGCAGGTCATCTTCCGTGATGATCCCTGGTTCGCAGATGTAATAGCGGGCCTGCCCCATACCCTTTTGAGGACAGATGCGGAACGGCTTTTTGAGGTCTGCCCGGAAGTCGTTCAGGCTGGTTTTGGCCTCCACAAGAACACTTTTTTCCCCGCTGAACCCTATGGCGTCGGGATGTTCGTCCGTAACGATACAATTCGGCTCTGCGATCGCCACCCGGCAACGTTGGGAGCCCAGGAGCCAGCGTTCAGCAATTTCGCAAAGCTCCCGGTGCGTCCTCGGTATTAAAGATGTTGGTTCATGTGCCATAATTAAAAAAGCGTCAGTTGGGGGTTGTAGATTTCATAAAGACCAAGAAGACGGTCTTCCCGCGGCGGTGTCCGAACAAAGGTTCATGGCTGGCCAGCTTCAACACTTCTGCCGTGCTGACCTGATCCTCACACCATTTGAACACCAGAACGCCGCCCGGTTCCAAAACCCGGAAACACTCCCGGAAACCGGCCTTCAAATCCTCCTGCCAAGTCTCCCTGTCCAGTTTTCCGTACTTCTTGGCCAGCCAGGATGATTCCCCAGCGTGAATCAGGTGTGGAGGGTCGAACACGACAAGGCGAAACTCCCCGTCGCTGAAAGGCATTTCGCGGAAGTCTCCGACCAAGTCCGGCTTGATTTCCAGGGTTCGCCCGTCGCAAAGCGTGTGCGTTTCATGCCGGCGATCCATGAACACCACGTCAGGATGGCGGCGGTCAAACCAGAACATGCGGGAGCCGCAGCAGGCGTCAAGAATGGCTTTCATAACACTGCCTCCTTTCCGTCCGCCGCCATATCCACGCCAAAAGCCGCGGCGAACTCTTCGGGGTGTTGCAGATAGCCCAGCAGGAAACGCAAGGCATCTTCCACCGTGGCTTTTCGCATTTGGAGATTGTTGTAAAGCTGCTGAACGGCAGCGCCCTTGGTGTTGCCGTAGGCAATAAACCCATAGTCATCATACAGGTTGCACAATTCCTGGAGCATATCGACATTCCCGATAAAAACGGAATATTGCGGCCTGCACCAAGATCGATAGGTTCCGATACGGTGCTTGTTGGCCTTAGCCCAGGCATCCACCTCCGGGGGCAATCCCACGGCGTAGGGTTTCCGTGCAAGGTCACGGGGTGGCAGGTCAAAGAGGTATTTCATGCGAGCCTCCTTTCTAAGATGTCCGCTTGCTCGTCCGTGATATACTGCCAGCTCTGCGGCGGACGAGTCATGCCGATGTCAGAGAGCGGCACGGCGGAAATCCTCACGGGGTCTTGGATGCCCCAGACATAGCAAGGCAGGTAATTCCGCAGGTGCTCTTCCGTCACGCAAGCTTGCTTCATGGTCCATTCTAAAATTCCCTTTGGGGGATATGGTCGAAGTCCAGCAGTGACAACTAAACGGCACTTGCCGATGATGCCCCGTGTCCCGTACTGGCCGGATTCATAGAGCCACAGTGTGACGTGTTCTCCGCGGGGGATGCGGGGTGCGTTTTTACGCAACTCCCATCTCTTTTCCCCGGACAGAATTTTCCCGGAGAAAGGCCGCCTGACGGATAAGAGGATGTTAATCATTGCTCCGTCCCTCCCTCCTGTTCGAGTTCCCAAGGCCATCTAATGACATGAGTATCTGCAATCGTGAATACCGGTCTTCCTTCACCTCTCCTCACGTCCATCATTGCTAGATTTTTATTAACGTTTATCACTTCACAAATGCTTCCATC